GGTTACGGTGTTAGGACAGCTCATCGGGTCTAACCTTGCCCCGATTGGAAGGGGGGGTCAGGTGATGGGGTCGAACAGGCCGATGTCGACGATCGTGTAGGTCGTAGGCGTCGGGGACAGGGTCTGGTAGTTGGGCGGGACGAAGGCGTCCGAGGTGATGGTGTAGACCTCGGCTGAGTCGTTCTCGACATCCTCCCCAATCAGTGTCGCGTGATACCTGTCGTCGAAGTTCTGAGCCGCCAAGTAGAAGTCGGTGTCATCAATCCGCATGGTCAGGTCGGCGATGCCAAGGCTGGAGTTGAGGCCGCGCACAAGCAGCCCGTTGCCTTGCTCGGTCTTGAAGGCGATGCCCGTGTCCGGGTAGACCTCGTTCCCGTCGAACCTAGTGGGCGCCGTATTCTGGATGACCGCACCCCGCAGCTTGGCCCAAGTGTTGATGCCGATGACGTTATCTCCGATGACGTAGCCCATCAGATGCGGGCGTAGTAGTACTGCGCCGTGTCGGTGCCGAGTTTGATACGGTCGCCCCACAGCGAGCCGCTGACATACTGCACGACCGAGATGCTAGGGCCGGTGGCCTCCGTGGCGACAGCCAGGAGCACATAGCCGTAGGTGTTCGTGTCGGCCAGTTCGACGTCCGAGTTGATGATGCGTGGGTAGTTCGCCGAGGTGTCGTCGTTACTGGGGAAGTCGTTGGTCGTGGCGTCCTTGCCGGCCCGCAGGTAGATATAGCACTTCTTGGTCGTCGCGTCGAAGGGCGTCATCACGGACACAGGCCAGTCAGGGACGCCGGAGGTAGTGCGGTCTAGTTTGACCCAGACGCTGTCCTCCTCGATCTGGGCGACCACGTTGTTGAGCGTGCCAGGGACGACCTGATAGAGCCACGCCGTGCCCGGGACGTCGTAGGTGATGTTGATGACCTTGAAGGGGTGATTGTTGGCCTGACCGTCAGGGCTGGGGAACGCTTCGGAAGTGTCCAGGGTGAAGCCCTTCGAGGACGAGTCGAAGGTGTAGCCGACTCCGGGTTGGATTTTCATCAGGCGGCGGCGTAGACGGCGGCGACGTAGCCCTCGCGGTTGAAGCGCAGCTCGTACTGGACCTTGTAGAGCAGGCCGAAGTCCTCGAAGGAAACCTGAGCAAGGAGCAACTGGTTCTTCCCGCTGATCGTAAAGGACGTTCCCATGTAAGTCGGGACTAATTCTTTTGAAGCAAACGTGCCAGTGCCGGAGGTCTTGCCTACCGCGTTGCGTAGGTTGTTAACTAGCGTAGCCGACGAGGTGTAGAAGACGCCTGAAAGGGAGCACTGCGGGGCTAGGTAGTTCGTCTTTCCATAGAAATCCTTGAACTCGGATTTCTTGAAGCCGAGGAACTTGCGCCCAGTCACGGCCTCGAAGGTGGCGCCGTTGTTGCCTTGGTACTCAGTCGAGCCGTTAGGGCCAGTGACAGCAGTGTATGCAGGGGTCGCAAGGGAGCCCGTGCCGACGCCAGCGATGGGCGTACCAGTGAAACCGCCTGCGCTATACAGCTCGAAGAAGTTCGGGTGGGTCGTAATGTTATCCGAAGTCAGCCCCTGCGAGCCGGTGATCTGCGGGTCGGTGGACGAAGCCCCTCCGTCGATGCCGACATAATCGACCGTCAGCGTGGCGATGCCGAGCGCGTCATAGGTGATGCTGTAACGGTGGGCGTTGCAGTTGGCATTGATGGGACAGGTCGAGCCGCGGTTGACGACCGAGCCAAGGGCGGCGCTTTCGTCCGCCTTCCAGATGACCGTGGCCGTAAGTAGGCCGTAGCCGTCGTCGGAAATCTTGGCCCCGGGCTGTTGGACCGGGGTCGTGAGGGCGTTGCCGTTCTTTACGATAGCCATAAATTATTTCTGAGGGGTCTTGGTGAAGTCTTCGGACATGAAAGGATTACGATCCACGAGGTTCTGGAGAAGCCCGGTCTGCTTGCGCTGCTCTTCGAGCTGAGCGTTCATGGCTTCCATGACCGGATTAGCGCCGCCGCCGATGACGTTGCCGAAGCCTTCGGGGCCTTTGAAGTCGGCGGACTTGGCCTTATTGCCGGCGGTCGGGACGATTAGTTTATCCTCGTTGGCCTTAAACCAAGCCTCGATTTCGTCGCGGACTTTCTTCGTCTGTGCCATCTCGGAGATGGTGAACATCGTGGCCTCACCTTCAGGGCCGGAGAATTGCGGGAGGTACTTGTTGTAGATGCCTTGCCCTTCGCGGGTGTTCAGGAAGTCCTCGTAAATCTTCTGAGCGCCGAGGCGTACCTTCTGCTCTTCCTCCTGCTGGGCGATGCGGTACTGGACGAAGGATGCCTGTCGCTTCTGCTGAGAGGTAGCGAACTGGGTGTCGCCCTTGGCGATCAGGTCAAGCCCTTCCTTGGCGTCCTGCTTGGCCTTCTCGATGTCGGCCTTAATCATCCCAAGGATGTTCTGAACGATGACCATCGGGGCAATGAAACCGAGGGCGATGTCCTTGAACGCCGTCGAGAACTTCTTCTGGATGTCTTCGACTTGCTTGCCGAACCCGGTCGTGGCCGACTTGGCCTTGTCCATGGCCTGCGGGACGTCCGAAGTCGTCTTGATGTTAAGCTCCAGGGATTGTGCCATCGTCAGGTGTTTCCTTTGCAGGATTGGAAGGGGTCGCGGCGGCTTTCTCCTTGGCTTCCTCCTCGGCCATGAAGGCTTCTTCCTCGGGCGACATGATCGCCACGTCGGCACCCTTGCGGATAGCCAGGGCGGAGTTGAGCCAGATGGCCTGACACTCCGGCATCTCCCAAGCCCGCTTCTCTTCAATGCCAGACGCGATGAGGTTGGCGACGATGGACAGCGGCCATGGCACGCCCTTGTCACCGCCCCCAGACTTGGTCTTGGTCTGCTCCCAGAACTTCGGCCAATCCTGGACGAGGATGTAGCCGGCGAAGGCTTCCAGCAGGCGCTCGAACTTCTCAGGGTTGCGGGACAGGGACATCAGCCGCAGCTCGTCGACCCAGCCTATCTTGCCCCCTAGGGGTTCCTCGGAGCAGACCTTGCAGGCGAAGAGCAGGTCGGCAGGGCTGATGCCGCGAGAGCCAGTGACCAGCGGGGAGTCAAAGGCCATCAGACGCACGCGGTACTTAAGACACCACGGATACATAGTTCGACCCAGCAACCGAAAAGGCGCCGGATCGACATAGGCATTTAAGAAGCGGCGGTCCACTTCCTTGATGCTACCCCCTTTGCGGGGAAGTCAATTAGGCAGGCGTGATGCCTTCGTAGTCGATGGCCGTGATGGTCACAGCCGTGAAGCCCTTGTTCGAGCCCTTGTCGTCAATCTTGGTGATCGTGCCGACGAAGGACGCGGAGGCCGAGCCAGCCGGGTAGGCCGAGAGGGTGTTGACCGTGAAGGACAGGGCGGCGCCGAGCACCGGCATCGAGGTCGTCTTGGCAATGCCTTCGATGGTGATTTCAGACTTACGGTCGTCCAGTCGGTGCGTTTTGGTCAGGCCAGTCTCGTCAACGACAGTCACGTCCGCGTTGAAGGAGGACGACAGGCTGTAGCTCTGGACAAAGAGGTTAGAGACAGTGCCTGCGACTCCGTAGATGCAGGTCGTTCCGTTAGAGATGGCGGCCATTTGAATATGCAGGGTTTGGAAGGTTACGCGGCAGGCAGGACCACCAGCACGTCAAAGGAGAAAGCGGTCGCCCAGGAGCGTTCGTCGATGCCCTCATCTTCGGAGCCGATCGTGACGTCGTAGCAGGTCGCATCCCCGCTGGCCGTGAAGGCCGCTTTGATGCTGGTCAGGTCACGCATATTGCCGGACAGTGCGGCGCAGCGGGCCCGGTGGTCGGCGAGGGTCGTGTCGTCGGCGTTGGAGAAAAGGGTGATGCGGACCGAGCAGGAATAGTTGCCCTCGCCTTCGGGCAGGTCGGCAGGGTTTCGGGCCGAGTCGCAGAGGACCACGGCCTTGGGCAGGGTCTGGGTCGCGGCGCTGTCCCCGGTCAGGAACGTGACGGTGGTCAGCCCAGTCTGGGTCGAGAGGTAGGTGGCCAAGGTGGCCTCCACAATATGCCTAATGCTCTTCGTGCCCATTTCCTTTGCCCGTTATGGGAGGTTTAACGGATTTGACCGTTGTTAAAGTTGCCAGCGTCTCGCTTAAGCATTTGTTCCGCGTCTGCCTCCATGCGAAGCATTGCCGTGGTATACACTAGCCCAAGGACATTGTTTTTTGAAGCCTTCTGATCTGCGTTCCCGATTGAGTTTCCAAACCTAAGCATGACGGCTTTGTCGGACTTGTAAATAGTGTGAAAGTTATTGCCTGGGAACTTCTTCACATAGCCCGCCACGCCCTTACGACCGAAGTTTTGGTCGACGCCTTTCTTCTTAGGCTTAGGCAGGGCCTGCATGACATTCCACCAGCCGGACTTGAGTTTGCCGACTTCTGCCTGGCGTTCCTTAATATAAGCCTTCAGGTCGGCCTTGGAGTCGACGAGGAACCTGCCCATGTAGTCGCCGCGGCCCTTATCAATCTTGGTCTTTCCTTGGCGGGTGAGGCGCTTGAAGCGGTTATGTACCGGGCGAAGGTCCGTGACCGTGGCGTTGCCGGGTTGCCCGCTGGACTGGTTGAAGAAGTTCTGGGCCTTGCGGTAAGCTCGCAGGGTGTCGGAGTCGGCCACGATCTTGTTCGGGATGATGGCGTCGAACTGGATGGCCTTTTCGTTTGCGGCCTGCATGGCTTTCGTGAACTCACCGAAGTTCCGGCGCTTCGCAGCTGAGGCGAGGTTGTTCAAGAGCATGGCCCCGGCGGCCTTGACCTTGTCGTTCTTGGCCACGAACAGGGAGTTGATGTCACGGTCGACGGCCCGCTTGCCCACTAGTTCAGCCTGCTTGGTTTCGCCTTTACCGCCGCCGTCTGCAAATGGAGGCGTAAAAGTGATAGCGTCGCGGCACATCAGGGCGGCTTCACGCAGCGCGGCGTACTCGATGGTAAAGCCGACCTCCTGGGCGAAGGCGGTGAGCGCTCGGTTAAAGCTGATTACGTTGTTATGGACCAGCCCCATCGGTCACTGGTTGTCGTCGATGACGAGGAGAGTGACCCATGCCGACCCGGGCTTGTAGGTCTGGGTCGTGATGCGGACGGTCTTCCCGCCGGCCACGATCTTCTTGCCTTGGCCTAGGGAGGGGATGACGGCACCCGAGGCGATGATGGCAGCCGATGCCCCCGTAGACCCGTCTGGCTTCGTCCAGGAGGCCGTTACAGCGGGGAGCCTAACCGAGTACTGGGTCCGCTCCATATACCCCCCTGCTTCGAGCACCGTGGCGACCGCAGGGTCGGAGATGAGGCAGGAGAAGGTGATGGCCCCGGAGTTGGCCGACCCGGCCACGCCGAAGTCCGCGATCATCTCCTTCGCGTCAGCCAGAAACTCAGAGTAAAGGCTCATCTGTAATTGCCCGATTTGGGAGGGGCACAAAAAAAGACCCCCATTGCTGGGGGCCTTGTCTGTCGTCTCTTGGCCGCTATTAGGCGGTCTTGAGGCGGTGCAGGGAGGTCGCGCGACCGACAGCGGCACCGAAGAGCAGCGTGGCGGTGACGTTGTAGTAGCCGCTCTGCTCCTGGCCCATGAGGACCTGGACGCCGAGGCCGGTGTCGGCGTCGACAGCGTTGGCGACTTCGAAGCCCGGGATTTCGGACATCGGGAGGGCCGAGGCCACAGCGATGGCGTCAGCGCCGCAGGCGAAGCCAGCGAGGTTTTCGCTGTTCGTCGGGAGGCTGGACCACTGGTAGACAGCGGCGCCAGCGAGGGTGCCGATCTGGCCGGAGGTCAGGATGCCGGCACCGAGGACGGAGTTGCCGATGATGGTCGCGTCGCCGAGGAGGCCGTTCGCGTAGGTCGAGTTCAGGATGAACGCGCGGGGTTCAGCGGCCTTGGCGGCGTCGAGGACACCCTTGGCGGTGACGACTTCGGCGTAGGTCAGGGAAGCGCCGGTGTCCACGTTGGACGAGTAGTTGGCGTTCGTGATGAGGGCGCCGACTTCAGCCAGGCACTTTTCAGCGAGGGCGTTGGCGGCGGTCGGGACGAAGGCGTTCGAGAGGAACTGAGCGCCGTACATCTTGACGTCGAGGGGCGAGAAGCGGGACGACACCTTGAAGTGCTTCAGGGTGACGTTCGCAGCCGTGATGGTCGCGTCGTCCTGGGTGAGGTAGCCGCCGGTGGAGAACTCGGTGGCGGTGGACGTGCCGATCAGGGGGACCTGAACGGTCTTGCCGGCACCAGACTCAGCGGCGGTGAAGACGC